TGGGACAAAGAGGCCCGACGTTCGCAAGTTTTTCGCATTCTGAAATTGAATCGTGGCGTTTAGCTAATCGTGACGCCACATTAGCCATTCAATCGCCACATTCACGCTATCTGGGGCGTTAATGGCGTCACACAAAGTCCGTTGCGGAAATTCCCGTCACGCCAACTAACGACTAGTCGTTATTTTCGCGGCATACTAAATGACCATGATGAACACCGACTTCTTTGACACCCCCAGTATGCCCACCGGCTACGGCGGCGCTCGGCCACGCGCCGGCCGCAAGAAGGCTGAGGACAAGGCCAAGGCCCAGCCAGGAGAGGAGGAGACGCCATACCAGCGGTTTGAGCGCGCTCGCGCGGACAAGGAGGTCGCCCTGGCCAGGCAAGCCGAGATCAAGGCTGATCTGGAGGAAGGAAAAGTCGTGTACCGCGAAGCTGTGCAGAACGGAGCCGCCAAGGCGTTCGCCATGTGCTCGCAATCCCTGGACGCCATCGCTGACAACCTGGAGCGCCAACTTGGCGTCGCGCCCGAGATCGCCGAGAAGGTTGCTCAGTACATCAACGAGGCCAAGGCGCAGCTTGCAGAAGACCTGCAGCGGCTGGGATCTACCGGACAGGAAAGCCAGAACGATGACCTATTCAGTTGATCACGACCGTCGCGCCCTGGCCGACATCTGCCAATCCTATTCTGCGTTCATCCCTCCGCGGCGCGTGACGGTTTGCGAAGGGGCACAGGAAAACCTCTACTTCAAGAAGCCTGGGGACGTACCCGGCCCATGGGATTCCAACGAGACCATGTATATGGTCGAACCCATGAACATGCTGGCTAGCCGAAAACACGAGGCGGTGGTGTTTGTCGGTCCTGCGCGTACGGGTAAGACTGCAGCCCTTCTACTCGGCTGGCTGGCGCACACGGCAGTGAACGATCCAGGTGACATGCTGATGATTCAGATGACGCAGGACAAGGCTCGCGAGTTCTCAAAGACCGAAGTTGATCGAGCGATCGAGAATTCGGCTAGCCTGCGCTCTAGCTTGAGGGGTAAGCAAGACGACACCGTACACGACAAAATGTTCCGCAACGGCATGTGGCTGCGCATCGGCTGGCCGACAAAGAGCAACGTGGCCAGCAGTACCTATCGCTACGTGGCGATAACCGATCTAGATCGCATGAGTAACGCGGATAACGTAGATGGCGAAGGACCGCTGTTCGACCTTGCGCGCAAGCGCACCCAGACGTTCGGAACACGAGGCATGTGCTTGGTCGAGTCTAGCCCGGGTATCGAACTTGTTGATCCAAACTGGGTGGCTGCATCGGCTCACGAAGCACCTCCGACGACAGGGATCTTGGGTATCTACAACCTGAGCGACCGTCGTCGCTTCTACTGGCAGTGCCCCATGTGCCAGCACTGGTTCGAACCGAAGCCAGGCATCGAGTTGTTTGGCTTGCCGTCAGACGAGGTGTTGCTGGACACCGTTCGACACGCCGACCTGGAAGATCTTGCGACCGAATACAACCGGGTCATTTGCCCACATTGCCAAGGGAAGATTGGGCCTCGGTCGAAGTACGAACTGAATCGTCACGGCCGTTGGCTGCAGGACGGACTGAGCCTGACCACGTCTGGGGAGGTACGCGGGAAGGCGCACGAGAGCACGATCGCCGGCTACTGGATGGGCGGAATCCCGGCGACGTACCAGTCGTGGCGATCTATCCTGCTGCGCCATCTGCAGGGTCTGCGCGCCTATGCACTTACTGGGTCCGAAGAGACGCTGAAGACCACGACCAACACGGACCAGGGTATGCCCTACATGAGCCGCCTGCTCCTGGACGCGAAGCGCAATGCGACCGACCCGGCCAGTCGTAAAGAGGCGAGCATGCAGCGCTACGTGATGCCTGATCAGGCGCGCTTCCTGGTCGCAACCGTGGACGTGCAGGGCGGCATGAACTCACGCTTCGTGGTGCAGGTGCACGCTGTCGGACCGCATCGCGAGAAGTGGTTGATCGATCGCTACGCCATCACTGAGTCGAATCGTGAGGGCATGGGCGCAGAGAAGGCACCGATAGATCCGGCAAAGTACGCAGAGGATTGGGATCTGATCACTGAACGTGTCACCAGATCCACGTACAGAACGAACGTTGACGGCGTTGAGATGCGTGTGAAACTAACGGTCGTTGACTCCGGGGGCGAAGAGGGCGTCACGGCCATGGCATACGCCTGGTTTCGACGCGTTCGCACTATGGGCTTCTCGTCGCGCATCATGCTGGTGAAGGGGGTGGGTCGAGACCAGAAGGCGACGTTCCCGTTCATCAAGGAGACCTGGGTCGGCGGACGCAATCCGAACGAGAAAGGCGATATTCCGCTTTACCTGATCAACACGAACACCCTGAAGGACACGATCACGGCAGGTATCCGCCGGCCCACCCCTGGTCCAGGGTACTTTCACATCCCCGGCTGGGTGTCGCAGGCGTTCATCGACGAGTTGAACAGCGAAGTACGCATGCCCAACGGAACCTGGAAGCAGATCCGGAAACGAAACGAGGCGTTCGACTTGTTGGTTTACTGCGAGGCCGGATGCTTGCGCCTGGGAGCAGACCGCGTCAAGTGGGATGAAATCGTCCCTGAGTGGGCGCGCATGGTTCACGAGAACTGCGAACGGATCAGCCGGGATGAGCGGCGCGAGATGCAAGACAACGAGCAGATCGTCGAGGTTCCAGTCACGGCGTCTTCGCCTGCTGCCCAAGCTGAAGCGCGGCCGGCGCGCCGCGCAGCGCGAGAACGCGTTATCCGTTCTCGGTATCTGGCGTGACCTGGTGGCGGTCAAAGGCGACCTGCGCAGCCTTGCGCAGCCCCTTTGACCGGTTGCCGTCCCCGAGCACCTTCAGTTTCCGCAGCGTCATCTCGTCCACGGTGAAGATCAGCCGCAGGTAGGGCTCGCCGGGGTTGTCGGGCTTGCGGCCCGGCTTCTTGCGGGGTGGTTTGGTGTCCATGCGCTAAATGATATGCCGTAATTGGGGAGGATTTAGCAAAGCGCAAATTGTCCGCAGTTCCGATTGCGCATTTAGGCCGGATAATTGGGCTCTACTGAACCCGAACTCCAGGCTAACCCATGGCAGTCACCGAAGCGGACATCAATGCGTTGACCAGCGCCATCGCATCCGGCGAGCGGCAGGTCACGATGGGCGGGCGCACGGTCACCTATCGGTCGATCGCAGACCTGATCCTGGCGCGCGACACGCTGCAGCGCGAGTTGAACACGCAGAACGCAGTGGCTCGGCCGAAACAGGCCAAGCTGTACTACGCGGGCCGGGGGTATGACCGGTGAGCCGCCGTCCCGCAAAACCTGCGGCTGACGACGCGCAACCAACCCAGGCCCGCGGGCGCTCGGCAAAAGCGGCTGCGAAGCCTCAGCCGAGCGCGCCGCTGCGCGCGACCAACCGCTACGACGCCGCTGGCATGGGCCGCCGGATGAAGGGCTGGAACCCGATCACGTCGGGGCCCAACACGGCGCTGACCGGCATCCAGAAGATCAGGGATCGCTCGCACGACGTTGCGCGCAACGACTGGGCCGGCACGTCAGGCGTCCAGCACTGGACGACGAACCTGATCGGCACTGGCATCCGCGCCAGGCTGAAACTCATCACGGACAAGGCCAAGAAGGAGCGCTACAGCGCCTTGTGGGAGACGTGGTGTTACCAGTGCGACGCGGACGGCGTGCTGGACCTCTACGGTCAGCAGACTCTCGCAACGCGATTGATGTTCATCGACGGAGAGGCGTTCGGTCGCCTGCGCTACCGTAGACCGGACTTCGGCCTGGAGGTCCAGATGCAGGTCCAGGTGCTGGAGGCACAGATGCTGCCCATGCAGGACGCAGACAGTTGGCCTGGTATGCCCCAGGGGCATCGCATGCGCAGCGGTATCGAGTTGAACCGCATTGGGCAGCGCGTGGCCTACTGGTTCTATCGAGAGCACCCAAGCGACTTGCAGAACGGCACCGCGGGCACGGATCAACTGGTCAGGGTACTGGCCGACGAGGTCTTGCACCTGTTCGAGCCGAAGCGTGCCGGCCAGCTTCGTGGTGTGCCCGACTTCGCCCCGATCCTGGCCAGGCTGCGCAACATCGCTGATTTCGATGACGCGGTGCTGGAGCGCCAGAAACTGGCCAATCTGTTCACTGCGTTCATCAAGCGGCCGTCCGGCACCGGCATGGCGGACGACGTGGATCCAGTGACCGGGCTACCCATCCAGACGGACCTCGGCGGCACGCCCATGACCGGCCTGGAGCCCGGCATGACGCAGATCCTGGAGCCCGGGGACGACATCGCGTTTGCCAATCCTCCCGAGGCCGGCACGACCTACAGCGACTACATGCGTACGCAGCACCTGGGCACCGCGGCTGGCCAAGGTCTACCGTACGAGATCCTATCCGGGGACATCAAGGAGGTCAGCGATCGCACCTTGCGGGTGGTGATGAACGAGTTCCGGCGTTTCGCGGAACAGCGCCAGTGGCAGGTCATCATCCCGATGTGGTGTCGTCGCATCCGCGACGCATGGAGCGAGCAGGCTGTCGTCTCAGGCCAAGCTGACCTGGCCGACCTGGCGGCGCTGAAGGCCGTCGAGTGGGCGCCGCAAGGCTGGGCCTACATCCACCCGGTGCAGGACGTGCAGGCCAAGCAGACGGAGGTCGAAGCGGGTTTCCGCAGCCGCTCCAGCGTCATCAGTGAACGCGGAGACGACCCCGAAGTGGTGGACGCAGAGATCGCGGCGGACAAGGCGCGCGAGGAAGAATTGGGCATCACGTTCGGCGAACAGCCGCCCAAGACGGAAACAAGGTCTGATGGCGATGGCATCGCGCCAGGCGAATATCCACGCGCACTGGCCGAGATGCGCGAGCAACTGTCTTCCGGCTTGTCCAGGGTCGAGAACCAGATGACGATGTTCGTGCACGGCCAGGCAAGCCAGAAAATGCCGCAGGTCGTGGTCCACAACTCGTTGCCTGCGACTGAGATACGCAACGAGATCACGGTGCCGACACCAGAGGTACGCAACGAAATCAACGTTCCTGCTGCGCAGGTACACAATGAGATCACGGTACCGACCCCCGAGGTACGCAACGAGATCAACGTTCCTGCTGCTCAGGTGGTCGTCGAGGCGCCCAGCGTGAACGTCACGAACAACGTGCCGCCGGCCGAGGTGACGGTCAGCCTGCCGGACCGCAAGACCGAGACGACGATCCTTCGTGATCGGCAGGGCAACATCACAAACGCAACGCAGGTCGAAACAACTATCGAGGACGACAAGTGAGCGTCAGTTATTCAGTCACTGTGAAGAATGCCCGTCTCGATGCAATCGAGACGACGATTTCAACCGCGCCCCAACTGCGCCTGTATAGCGGCACGCTACCGGCCAATGCAGACGCAGCACTGGGAAGCAACACCCTGTTGGCCCAGGGCTCGCTGCCAAGCGACTGGATGTCGGCCGCGTCTTCGGGCGTCAAAGCCAAGACTGGCACCTGGTCGCTGACAGGCCAAAGCGGTGCGGGATCAGGTACTGCCGCGACGTTCTTCCGCATCTACGACTCGGTCGGTACGACCTGTCACATGCAAGGTAGCGTGAGCGCAGTCGGGGGCGGCGGCGACATGACGCTGGACAACAACTCGATTGCCAACGCCCAGGCCGTAACGGTCAACACCTTCTCGATCACCTCGGCCAACTGAGCATGGCGCAGCTTTTTGCCAACAACGCGCAGAGCACCCTCGCGTCGTCGGTGAACACGTCAACCACGACGATACCCCTGGCCACGGGGACGGGCTCGCTATTCCCAAGTCCAAGCGGTGGCGACTTCTTCATGCTCACCTTGACGCAGCCTGGCGTGGAGTCGTCCTGGGAAATCGTGAAGGTGACGGCGCGCAGTAGCGACAGCTTGACAGTGGTGCGTGCTCAGGAGGGTACGTCATCTGCGTCCTGGGCCGCCGGCAGCAAGGCTGAACTTCGACTGACAGCCGGGGCGAAGTGGTCGCTGGCCAATATCGATCCGAGCATTGCCCCGACGTGGACAGGCGCTCACCAGTTCAATCAGGCTGTCGGCATAGGCGCGAGCAATTCCAGCAGCACAGGTTCGATGCTAGTAGTGGCCGGCGCGCAATTCAACTCACTGCTGGTCAGGTCTACAGGATCATCTGGTGGCGTGGGTAGTAGCGACATTTATTTGGGTAGCGCTACAGGTGACCTATCTGGCGGCATTGTCGGCTACGACCACACGACAAATCGACTGGGCCTGGGGGCCGGTGGCACAGTGAGTGTGACGATCGACAGTTCCGGGCACGTCGGTATTGCTGGGACCCCAAGTAGAGTCGGGCTTACCGTAGGTAATGCATCGCGAACGGGAGAGAATTACATACATGCAGTGACGAGCACTACCGACATGTTTCTTGGACAGTCCTCTGCAACTGTTTTTGGCTTCGCAACCGGCGCCATCGGGCTGTGTTTCTCTAACAGCAACGCGGCTGTCGGCTATGGAACTTCGGCTGCGCAGCCAGTCATCTTTGGTACTGGCGGGGTTGAGCGGCAGCGCATAGATGGTATCTCTGGAAATGTAGCCATCGGCACTACTACTACTACCGCGGCAAGGCTGACCGTGGCAGGTGGCACCGGGATTATGATCAATGGAAACGGTGCAAGCGGCTATAACGTACTCCAATTTCAAAACAATAACGGTAAGACGCTGTCGATTGGCGTGGGCGGGAGTTCTACAAGCGGACCGCAGGCTAACGCCTGCGCAATTTTGACGACGACTAATGATTACTTGTCGTTTGGAACAAATAATTCGGAGAATCTGAGGCTTGACGCTGGCGGTCAGCTTAGGCTATTGAGCGCCGGGAAAGGCATATCAATAGTGGAAGGTAGTAATTGTAAGCAGGGTTTAGCGACCCTTGTTGGTGGTACAGTCACGGTGAATAACAGCGTCATAACTTCAAATTCTAGGATACTACTAACTGCGCAAAACATATCTGGTACACCGGGTGAGTTATCTTCTTCGCGCATTCCCGGCAGCAGTTTTACTATCACATCGACAAGTGGCGCAGATACGCGCGATGTCGCTTACGTAATTTTTGAGCCTGCATAGACTATGGCAACTACACCAGATCAACGAGTCGCGAAAGACCAGCTTCAGCAATTGAGAATGTTGAAGCGGCGACTGCAAGACGAGAAAGCAATTCTGCAGAACGCGTCGTCGCGCATTCAAGAAATCAACGCAGAGATCGATGCAATCAACGTGCAGATTGACATCATCAAGACTCGGGATCCAGATGAGGTCACACAAAACGCCCTGAGCAATGCTGCCGCTAAAGGTAATGCAACATGACCGAAATTCAAGTGAATGCAATGCTGGCCACCTTGCAGCGGCAACGCGATGCTGCGCTGAACGAGGTCGTTGTCCTGCGTGGCGAACTGGCCGAACTACAGGCCCAGATCGCTCAACTCAGCGAACGTCCTGCTGATTCAAAAGCGGAAGCAGAAGGTCCGTGAAGTTCAACGGCGGTACGCTCAACTCGGCACCGCTAAACGGCGAGTGGCATGTAGGCCAGGCGTCTGCGGAGGTCGTCGAGGGCGCAGATGTACTGGCATCTGCTGTTGCAGTAGGCGTTGTCAGCAACCTCTCTAGTGTTGAGGGGACAGATACCCTTACCGCAGCAGTCGCAGTCAGCGTGCAAGCAGCCTGCACTCAGGTTGAAGGCGCTGATGCTCTGGGGTCAGCACTTGCGGTCGCAGTCGCTGCGGTCGCAAATTTTGTTGAAGGCTCGGACGTAGCTGCAGGAGAGCTAGACGCTGCAGTCTCGGCAGTAGCGGACTACACAGAGGTCGCCGATGACGTAGCGTCTGAAGGCGTCGTCCAGGTCATTGCAGACGCAGCTATCGACGAAGCCGCTGACACCCAGGTCGCAATTGCGACAGCGCACATTGCTGCTGAAGCTACGTGCATGGAGGCATCCGACTCGCTCAGTGCGGCAGCACAGTCGGAGCAGGACATCATCGAACAATTCGTTATAGCAGCCAGTTCAAGGTCACGACGCAGGGAGCATGAAGAAGACGAAGCATTGTTGTTGGCGTTACTTTAACGACGGCGGCATAAACAACTAGAGGTCAGTCATGGAAAGCTCTCGCGAACAATCCCAATCAACCCACGGCAAGCAGTCCCAGAGCGGGCATCGATATCGGAGGCGTATGAGCGATCATCGACTTGATCAACTAGCAGATTCGGCCATTCTGAAGGTCTTCCAGTATGTCGTTACGGCAATAGCGGTGCCACTGATCGCCTGGTCGCTGAACGCTGTATTGGATCGACTGAGCAAGATCGAGACTGCACTCAACCTGTCGGCGACGCAGTCGGCGACGTTCGAATTGCGCGTCGCCGCGCTGGAGCGCTTCGGCATTGAGCGAGATGCCGCCGTCAAGATGCTGACCGAGCAGGCTTTGCGACATAGTTATCAAATCCAACGACTGGAGGAGAGTCGGTCGCAAACACCGCGCAAATAGTCCGCAGTTAATTTCCGCGATTCTGATCGTAGAATCGCGCTAAATCGAGGAATGCTCATGAAGAATTGGTATGCCATAAATGCAAAGGCTGACAAGCCGGAAGAAGCCGAGATCGCCATTTACGACGAGATCGGCTTCTGGGGCGTGACGGCCCAGGCATTCATCAGCGACTTGAAGAACCTAGGCGATGTGAAGAGTATCGTCCTGTCAGTCAATTCGCCCGGCGGCTCCGTGTTCGATGGCCTGGCCATCTATAACGCGCTGAAAGGCATGCGCAACAAGGGCGTCCACATCACCGGCCGCGTCATGGGCATCGCCGCCTCGGCAGCCAGTTTCGTGATCATGGCCGCCAACACCATCGAGATGCCCGAGAACTCGATGATGATGGTGCACTACGCCTCCGGCCTCGCCTGGGGCAATGCTGAGGAGATGCGCGAGACGGCCGACATCCTGGACAAGATCGATGCGTCCATCGTGGGTATCTACACCGCGCGCACCGGCAAGTCAGAGGAAGACGTGCGGGCACTGCTGGCTGCCGAGACCTACATGACCGCCAGCGAGGCCAAGGAGAACGGCTTCGCCGACAACGTGACCGAGAACGTGAAGGCGACGGCCAGTTTCGAACTCGACCGTCTGCCGGAGAACGTGAAGGCGCTGTTCAAGAACGCCCAGACTGCGCAGGAGCAGGTCGCACCGCCCTCGCTGAGCACCCCCGTGGCCCAGGCCATCGCCGAGTTCGCAGCGAAGGCCGGCATGGCCGAGTTCGCCGACGTGTGGGCGCTGACCTGTGCCTCCGTCGAGGACGCGCAGCGGGCAATGGCCGAGGCCGGCGAGATTCGTTCGCTGTGCGCCGTCGCAAAGGCGAGCGATCGGGCGACCGGTTTCATCCGCGACGCGGCGCCCCTGGCCAAGGTGCGCGAAACCCTGATCGCCGCACGCGCGGAGAAGGACGAGGCTACGCACACCAGCAACGTGAAGAACACGCAAGGATCTGCCCCGACGACGCAGCAGGGGGCGTTCTCTGTTGAGGAAATCTATGCTGCTCGCCGCAAGGCAACCAACTGAAGGAGAAATGAGGAATGGCGACTCTCGTTGAAGGCATTCACACCGCCGAGTTCATGCTGTCCAGCCAGGACACGCTGAGCCGGGATCAGGTGACCGTGGATCGATCGGCTGCAGCCCTCGCGGCCGGCACCGTGATGGGCAAGAAGACCGTGGCAGGCAGCGCCGCGTCGGTGACGGGGTCCATCTCGGGCACCACGCTGACCGTGACCGCACTGGGCTCGGGCGCGCTGACCGTGGGGCAGACGCTCAGCGGTTCCGGTGTCACGGCCGGCACCAAGATCACGGCCCTGGGCACTGGGACCGGCGGCACCGGGACCTACACTGTCAGCGCCTCGCAAACTGCGTCCAGCACCACGATCACGGCAGCCGGCGCAGTGGCGACGGCCTTCGCCGGCAACACTGGCGACGGCGCGATGGGCGCGATCACGCTGAGCGCAGGCGCGATGGCCGGCACTTACAAGCTGGTGATCGCAGAGCCTGGCACCAACGTCGGCACGTTCGTCGTGGAAGACCCGGACGGCAAGATCGTCGGCCGCGGTGTCGTGGCCAGTGCGTTCTCGGCTGGCGGTCTGGCGTTCACGCTGGCGGACGGTTCGGCGGACTTCGTGGCCGGCGACGGCTTCAACATCGTCGTGGGTGCCAATTCAGGCAACTACGCCGCCTACGCGTCTGGCAATGCCGATGGCACGCAGAACGCCCTGGCCGTGCTGTACGACAACGTACCGGATTCGACGACCGAGCAACAGGCAGTGGTCATCGCGCGCCTGGCGGAAGTCAAGGGCTCTGCGCTCACCGGCTACGACGCTTCGGCCACTGCGGGGCTCGCCGCGGTCAACATCATCGTTCGCTAATCGCGGCGAGCAATCAGGAAAAGGAGCAATCTGACATGCCGACTTTGGACATTTTCAACGACGACGCCTTCTCGCTGCGGTCCCTGACCCTGGCGATGCAGAACGTCCCCTATCAGCCGCGCCTGATCGGCGCCATGGGCATCTTCAACGAGGCCGGCGTCACGACCAACTTGATGCAGATCGAGCAGAAGGGCACCACGCTGTCGCTGATTCCGGCCGTCCCCATGGGCAGCCCCGGCCGTCCGGAGACGAAGGACAAGAGTAAGCTGATCCCGATCGCGACCGTACACTTGCCCCAACGCGAGAGCGTGACAGCGGCCGAGGTGCAAGGTGTGCGCTCGTTCGGCACCGAGGGTGACCTGAAGACCGTGCAATCCCTGGTGAACACGCAACTGCAGAAGATGCGCAACAACCTGGACGCCACGATCGAGTGGCAGCGCATCGGCGCGATCAAGGGGCAGGTGCTGGACGCGGACGGCACCACGGTTCTGATGGACATGTTCACGACCTTCGGCCTGACGCAGCAGACGCACGCCATGGCGCTGGGCGTGGACTCCACCAAGGTGAAGATCAAGGTCACCGAGGCCATCCGCAAGGTCGAGGACAAGCTGGGCGGCATCATGACGACCGGCTACGTGGCGCTGTGCGGCAAGGGCTTTTTCGACGCCCTGGTCAGCCATCCGGCCGTCGAGGCCGCCTACAACCGCTGGTTGGACGGCGCGTTCCTGCGCGACCTGCAACGCGGAGCCGACAGCGCAGCCTCTTCGGGCTTCCCCTTCGCCGGGGTGGCCTGGCGCGAGTACCGCGGCTCGGTGAGCGGACAGAGCTTCATCGGCGACGACGACGCCTACCTGATCCCGATGGGTGTGCGCGACATGTTCCAGACGCGCTTCTCGCCGGCCGACTACATGGAGACCGTGAACACGGTCGGCATCCCCTACTACGCCAAGCAGGAGCGCATGAAGTTCGACCGGGGCGTCGAGATCGAGTCCCAGTCGAATCCCATCAACTTCAACTCGCGGCCCGATGCGGTCGTCAAGTTGACCAAGGTCTAAGCGGGGGACTGAAGGTCGGGCTTCGCGCCGCAGTTGCTTCGCGCTCTGCGGCGCATCTTTTCAAAGGGGTTTTGCGTGGGCTTCTCGAACGCTGCGTTTCAACGTGCCACCAGGGCGATCCTTCGCCACATGGGTAGCGTCGCCACGCTGCGCGGGGCGCCCACGCAGCACTCAGTGGATATCGAGCGCGATGTGCAGTACGCCGGCATGGACGGCGAACTGGTCGTCGCGCAGTACGTCGCGACGTTCGACGCGTCCGAGAACGCCCAGGTTGGCGACACGTTCTCCGATGCTGGCGTGAACTACAAACTTGATGTCCTGCTGGATGACGATGGCTATGCCAGGCGTTTCGTTTTGCTGAAGGTCTGATCGTGGCAACGGCAATCAAGATCGACGTTACCCAGGTGCAGGCCGCTGCCAAGGCGCTGTTGCGCATGGATCAGGCCAGCCTTGCCGATGCGTCGCGTAGAGCCGTGAACGGAGCCGCACAACGGGGGTTCGACAAAGCCAGGCAGATCATGCTGGTCGGGGTGAACGTCACAGACGATTACGTCAAGTCGAAGATGGACGTTGAACTGTCGGCCGGGTCGGCAAAGGCCGAGGCCCAGATCATCGCGTTCCGCTCCGGCGGACGACGCGCGACGGAGCGTCCGACGAACCTGCGGCAGTTCGGTCTTCAGCAACTGCAGACCATCACCAACTGGACCAATGCCGGCGTCAACACCAAGTCCGGGGCGCGCCTGAACGTGCGATCGAAGCTGGAGAATCCTCGCAAGCCCGGCGCAACGCTGCCGTTCAAGAAGCGTGTCGGCGCGAAGCAACTGAGCATCGCCGTGGGACGGAAGCAAGCAGGTATCTCCGTCGAGGTGATCCGCGGTCAACGGAAGGAGATCTCCTTCGCGTTCCTGACGCCTGCGCGCAGGGGCAATGTGGCCGGCGGCCAGGGCCTGCTAGCGTTCAAGCGCCTGAAGAGCGATCGGAAAGGCAAGGGTAAGCTGGTATCGCTGCACTCGCTGGCAGTGTGGCAGATGTTCCGTCACGCGCTACCTAACGTGACCCCACTGGTCGCGAAAGATCTGGAACAAAGCGTCGTTGATGAGATCGACGCGCAGATCAGGAAGGTCGTCAACGGATGAGCGTCGAGAGCACCCTGGCCGAGCGCATTGCCGAGCGCCTGGCGTTGATCAAGATCGACGACGGCTATGCCACTGACATCGGCACACGCGTGTTTGCAGGCAAGTTGAAACTGGACCCCGAGACTGAGATTCCTGCAGCCGTACTCATCGAAGAGGACACGCGCGTTGAGGAGTACCAGGGTTCAAACCAAAGCGCGAAGTCGAAGACGGTGCAGCGCTATCTACTGGTCGGTCATGACGTTTGTGATCCGGACGCGCCGAACGAGAAGGCGTACGAGATCCTGGCCGATCTAAAGCGCGCGGTCTTCAGTGGAGATCGAACGCTAGGGCAGATCTGCCGACCGAACGACTTGGTGTATCTCGGTCGTCGCATTGCAGTTCGAGAAGACGGCTCGGCAGTTGTGTCAGCCGCCATCGAGATCGATTGCAAATTCGTCGAAAACTTAACGGACCCTTAGCGCAATCCGCCCGCAGTTGGGCAAAGGGAATCCTCTCGTAAACTCTGCGGCATTTTCAGGAGAAACGAAAGATGGCTGCACGTGGCTTTCTAGGCGCCGGGGATCTGTACATCTCCCGGCAAGTGGGCGGGGTGTTTCAACCATTCACCGGCCCGTTCGAGTGCTCGAAGTTCGAAATCAAACCGAACATCGAACTGAAGGAACAGGTGTCGAAGGGGCGCACGACCTACGGCCAGGTGATCGAATCGGTCGCCATCCCTCAGCCGTCCGACCTCACGGTGGACCTGGCCGAGGTGAACAAGGAGTCGCTGGCGATCGCCCTGCTGGGCACGGTCGCGGCGCTCAGCCAATCGTCCGGTACGCTTACCGCAGTGGACGTGACGGCCGACCTGGACAACTGGGTCGAACTGACCAAGGCCGCCCTGACCGGCACGGCCACGGTGACGAACGCAGGTGCGACCGTGACCTACGTCGAAGGCACCGACTACATCCTGAATCGGCAACTGGGCTGGTTCAAGGCCATCACGGGCGGCGCGATCACCGACGCCCAGGCGCTGAAACTGACCAGCACTTACGCGGCAATCAGCGGCACCGAGATCAAGGGCGCCACGCAAGCCCAGGTGCGCGCGAAGTTCAAGCTGGACGGCAAGAACTTCGTTGACGATACGCCTTGCATCGTCACCGTACATGAGGCCATCATCGCCGCGGATGCGGCCTTCGACTTCCTGGCTGACGACTTCAACACGGTGTCGATGCCTGGTCGGATGAAGACACCGACCGGCTTCGTCGAGCCGTTCACGGTTCATCTGCGCGACGCCTGATAACTGAAGACCCCTGACGATCTAGTTGCAGGCGCGGGGCGTCGGGGATCCAACCCGGCGCCCCGTTTTCATTCTGAGAAGCACGAATGGCAACATCGAATACACGAGACGTAAACCTGCGCTTGTCGGTAGAGACCGATGGTGCTGAGAACCTGCGCAAACTGGCACAGCAGGTCAGCGACTTGGCTAAAGAAGCAGGCGCAGCCGCCCCAGACTTCAACCGGATCGCCTCCGAACTTGATCAACTGGCCGATCAGACCAAGGCTGTCGAAACACTATCCAAGATCGCTACCGAGGTCGAATCCACTGCAGCCGCGCTGAACGATGCACGCGGCAAGGTGGACAACTTCGGCAAGTCGTTGCTGGACCAGCAAGCCGCAAGCCAGGCGTTCAGAGACTCTCAGATCGCAGCGCGCAGCGCGCTGGATGAGACCCGAAAGCAGATCAACCAGGTCACGGATCAGATCCGCGATTACAAGCTGACCGCGGACACAGCGACCAAGGGCACGGACGGCTACAAGCAAGGGCTGCGGACGTTGCAGGCCGAACTCACACGACTTCGCAGCACCCAGATCGAACAGCAGGGCGCGCTGGACCGAGCCAATGCCGCAGTGAAGGAGGCGCGCCCGGCGTTGCAGGCCGCAGCCAAGGCATACAACGAGGCGTCTGCTGCTGCCGCTCGCCTAGGCGCTGAGCTAACCGGCCAGAACGATAAGCTGGACGCAGCCAAGCAGGCCGTGGTCCAGACAGGCGTTGCGACGGGCGATCTGGACGGCGCTCAGCAGCGCGTTCGCTCGTCTCTGAACGCTACCTCGGCCGAACTGGCCGAGCAGACCAAACGACTGGATCAACTTGACGCGGTTACGCAGGCTGTAGCGGCTGCTAATGAGCGGGCGGTCGCTGCGGCTCAGCGAGCCGCGCAGGCACGCGACGCCGGAGCTAGACAAGCCGCTGCCGCTGAGAAGGCGGCTGCAGATGCAGCCGCTGCCGCTGCGCTTAAGCAGCAATTGGCCCAGCAAGAACTGCAAACGCGCCTTCAGGCTGTGCGGGATGGGGCCGTGCGCAGCCAGCAGGCCCTGGAGCAAGCATTCGGCGTAGTGGGTCTGCGTTCGACCAGGTCGATCAACGCCGAGATCGCCCAGATCAATAGCGCGCTAGCTCAACTGGCTAGGACTTCTTCGGTCAGCGGTGAGGAGTTCGATCGGGCGTTCGCTTCAGGACAGCAGCGTATTCAGGCGCTGCAACGAGAACTACAGCAGATCCCTGGCGGCATTAACACAATGGGCCGGGCGACAGGTTTCCTGAGCACGCAGATCGGCCAGCTTGCTGCAGCCTACACCGGACTGGAACTCGCGAAGAAGTTCGTCGATGCCAACGTTCAGGTCGAAACGCTGCGCCGGTCTCTGACGCTGATCCTTGGTAGCACACAAGCTGCGAATCAACAGATCGAGTTCCTTCAGCAGACTGCTGACAAGACAGGTCTTTCTGTAGGCGAACTTTCCCAGTCTTTTGTCACCTTCAACGCCTCGTTGAACGCAACTGGCACGCCACTGGCCACGACGCAGCGCATCTTCTCTGCCTTGACCACGGCTGCAGGCCAACTCGGGCTAAGCAGTGAGAAAGTCGGGTTGCAGTTGAACGCAGTCGCGCAGATCGCGAACAAGGGCAAGGTCAGCCTGGAAGAGCTACAGGGACAGTTGGGTGAGTCACTGCCCGGCGCGCTGGCCCTTACCGCACGTAGCCTTGGTATCACCGAGAACCAACTGATCAAACTGGTCGAGAGCGGGGGGCTTCTGGCCGAGGAGTTCTTGCCTGCATTTGCGCGGGGTCTGGAAACTACGTTCGGTAATGGACAAAAACGCGTCGAAGGCTTGGCTGCGTCGATCAATCGGCTGAAAAACCTGTTCACGGAGTTTTCCCAGCAACTGGGTGACACCGGTGCCGTGGCCGGCCTGCAGGCCGCGCTAAGCGCACTGGGCGTTGTGGTGGCAACTCTTGGGCAAGGCTTCAATTTCCTGTTCGACACCCTGGTTACTGGATCGCGTCAGTTGCTGTCGGTCGTCAGCGGGGATTTCGAGAAAGCAGGTGAGCTAGGTCAAGCGTTCATACAGCGTCAGGCTGCTGCTGGCGAGGCGTACAAGAAACTGATTGACAAGATCAGCAGCGATACGACCGCGGCTTTGGACGGCACGACGCAGGCACAGCAGGCGAATGCCAAAGCGACAGGCGATGCCACGGTAGCAGTTCAAAGCGCCACGGCGGCCCTGGGCGCAAACGCCACGGCTCAGCAGCAGGTTGCTCAATCCGCACAAGTCAATGCCACGGCTCAGCAGCAGGTTGGTTCAGCCTCCGCGCTGGGGGCGACTCAAGCAAATACTGCAGCCCAGAGTTGGACTCAACTTGCTGTTCGTTACGCGGACAACGCTAAGGCTGCAGAGGTCGCGGTTGCGAACAAGAAGAAGCTGTTCGACGCCACCAAGCTACAGGGCGAGATCGCTGTGCAAGTTGCTCAGATGATCGGCAATGAGGTGGAGGCCCTTAATACTTCCGCAGACGCAGCCGACAGGACGAGGTTTGCGGCCGAGATCCTGGCCCAGACCCGTGAGAAGGAGCAGCAAGGACTGATCGCGTATCGGGACAGTCTGCTAGAAGTGATCCGTGTCAGCGGACAGGACACTCAAGCCAGGCGACAACAGATAGAAGACCTAAATCGCAAGATCGAGACGGGCAACGCAGAGGTCGAAGTTGTTCGTCAGCAGGCCAATGCTGCGAAGCAGGAAGCGGCTGAGCGTCAAGTCGTTGCCGCGGCGTACCAGGACAATGCCGCGCGACTGGGCGAGTTGCGTGCCGCTGCTGACTCGGCCAAGGCGTCTCTGGAGGCGCTGCGAGCTATCGAGAAGACAGGGTTCGCGACCCAGCAGCAGGTGGCAGACGCAGATTTACGCAATGCCCAGGCCCAGGCTCTGTATCGAGATGCGCTGAACGACACGGCTGCGGCTGCCAACCGCAAGGTAGCGGCTATCCAGCGCGATGCAGACCTTGCCACAGCGACGCTGCGACTGGACCTGCAGCGCGCTCGCACCGCGGAGATCGTCGCTCAGTCGCAAGGTAATGAGGAGGCCGCGATCCGCGCAAAGATCCAGCAGAAGGAGATCGAGATCCGCATCACCAGGGCCAACAGCGAGGCGACCCTGGCTGAGGCCAAGGCAATCGAAGCGGCGGCTGAAGCGGAGCGCGCTGCGCTGGAGGTCAGCGGCAAGCTGACTCCTGAAAAGCAGGCTGAGATCGATGCTCGCTTAGCCAATGCCAAGGCGAAGCGAATCGAGGCAGAGGCTGGGCAAGAGGTCATTCGCAGCATCCAAGCAGAGATCGAAGCTATCCGCGCCAAGGCCAACGAGCAGATCCAGGCCAACCAGCAGGTGTCGGCCAGTAACTCGGCTGCGCAAGGGGCTAGCGGGCGCGCGGGCAATACCGGTCCTGTGGATGCGACGGGCATCTTCGCTCTGCAACAGAAACTGCAGAACGGCACGCTGGGCGCTGGGGATTTGGCGACTGCGCAGGCAGCCTTCGACGCGGCTTCCAACAACCTTGGGGCGTTGAATCGCAACGCGGGGGCGTTCTCGTTCGACGGGGCTCGCAGCGTACAGGAGCAGTTCAACATCGCTCGCCGTGCACTGGAGATCACGAAAGGTATGCAGCGCCGCGAGGGCGCAGCAGCCGGCTCGTCACCGGGGGCACTGCGTCAGCCAGACTTCGCCCAGGGACAGCCATCAGGCGCAGGGGTCAACGGAGCGAGCTTTTCCGTGACTATCAACCTGGGCAGCACGCAAAAGACGATCAACACTGCGAGCCAAGCGGACGCGCAGGCCCTGGTCGCGATAATGCAGAGCCTAGGTGACGCAGCCAACAGGACAGGACCATGAGCATCACCCTCGCATACCTAACAACAACCCTGACCCTGCCCGACGACTACTTCTGGCAGGACGAGAACGCTTGGTATCCGGTCGAGCAGACCGCGCAGCGCACCATCACCGGCTCGCTGGTCGTCAGCACGGCGCAGCGCCTGGGCGGTCGGCCCATCACGCTGCAACCGCTGGATGACGGCACGGCTTGGATGCCGTACTCCATGCTCGCGACGCTGAAGTCATGGGCTGCTGTTGCCGGCCGCCAGATGACGCTGACGATCCGCAGCGTCTCGCGCACGGTGATTTTCCGGCATCACGACGGCTCAGCCGTCGAGGCAACACCGATCGTTCACTACAGCGACGTGGTCAACGATGACTTCTATCTAGTTACTCTTAAGTTCCAAGAGGTTTGAAACATGACGATTCTTTCGGGCGACATCAAACTGGTTGCGTCTCAAGTGATGAACGACGTGCCAGAGGGTGGGGGCGCGCCGGTGGCGACCATCATCCAGGACGGTACAAGTAATGCGATCTTCCCCGACATCTCTGAACTCGATCGTGCCGGCGGACGGGTCAACCTGCGCAAGGTGTTCGCCTCCGTGCACACCGCGAACGTCGATGGTTACTTCGGCGCAAACGTCATCGTCGCAGATCCACCAGACGACCCTAACGTATCGATCACGCTGTTCTCAACTGAGGACGTGTTCGATCGCCGGGATGAAGCCAAGAGCCGGATGGAGGCGTACCTGGCCCAGGGTACGCTCACGCAAAGCTTGTTGTTCGGCAACCAAATCACAGGTCAGTTGACCATTTCGCTGTTGCAGCGGACGACAGCGCCCCTACCCACAGTGGGTGACACGCTACTGCTGCGCAAGAACGAGGGGGCGTCTGATCAATTCGACCAGTTCGTGCGCATCACCGATGTCAGTTCGACTGTTCGCACTTTCACTGACAGCCAGGGCGACTTCACCCGAGCGGAGGTGACTGTCGGAATAAGCGACCAGCTACGAGCCGACTTCACAGGTTTCGAGGCTGCCCGGCAGGACACCAACATCAGTTTCGTCGGCAAGACCAAGGTGTACAGCACTATCGTCGCAGACGCGGCACGCTACTACGGCGTGGTCAAACTGGACGACGATGCTGAGATCGGAGACTTCACGATCAAGGCCGAGGGCATCTTCACCCAACTGGTGCCCAGCACGCGCGTCGAAGTGCCGATTGCTGATGCCCGCATGAACCAGCAATCCAGCATGTTGGTGGCGGCCGGTACTTCTGTGGTTCAGAACACCACTGCGATTTTCACTACGTCTCAGGCGTTGTTCATCGGCGGTTCCATCCTACCCGGCAGCCTGAGCATCGTGCGCTCCAGCATCACTCTTACCGATACAGGCGGCATTCTCCTGCAAGCAGGCACACAGGTCGGCACAGTGGACTATTCGAACGGTGTGCTACGGCTTACGAGCAACGTATTCGGCACTTCGTCCGGCACCCACCAGATAACGTACACGCCAGCGACCGAGCCAACTACAGTGACGGAGTCGCTGGGTTTGCCGGTGACGCAGGAGGGACAGCGGCTGAGCTACGTGATGACCCTGGATCCTGCTCCTGCCCGGAAGAGCTTGCAGGTGAGTTACCGCGCATTGGGTCAGTGGTATGTCCTGCAGGACGATGGCGCTGGCGCTTTGCGTGGGGCAGATTCCAGTTACGGAGCCGGCACCATCAACTTCAGCACGGGCACTGTGTCGCTGACCCTGGGCGCGCTTCCCGATGTGGATAGCCAGGTGATCCTGCTGTGGTCCCCCGCCGTGGTGTCGCGTCCAGTCACTCAGATCTCGGCGTCCAGCCCATCTGCTGTGCGCGTGTTCGGCAAGACGGTGGTTCTGAACAACACGGTGAAGCCAGGCTCACTGACGCTGACCTGGAACGACGGATCGTCTCGCACAGCTACGGACTCAAACGGCTCGTTGACTGGTGACGCCACTGGGACGATCGACTACGGTAGCGGCCGTCTGGTATTCAGGCCGAATGCGCTGCCTGCGCCCAACGCAACGATCAACGTTGCTGTGACTGACGCCACTGAGAAACTAGGTAACGTAGCTGCGTTCGTAGATGGGGGTAGCGCGTGGACGTTCACTGTCGATTCCCCGGTTAAAGCGAAGTCCGTTGAGTTCTCCGTTCTAGCCCAGTTCCCAATGCGTATTCGACCAGAATTGGGGAATACGTTGGAAACCACCCTGACACAGTCGATCCGGGTGTTCGATGACGGCAGCGGAAACTTGCAGGTCGCGAACATCACGGGCAACTTGACGGTGGGTACGGTGAACTACTCGACAGGTGACTGTTCAATCACCAAGAGCATCAGCGGGTACAAGAGCGAGCAGCCCATCTATTCCAATCGTGTGCCGCTTGGCTCTTCGGGCGATTCTTCATCATTCATCAAACTGATCGGCTATGAGGTCCGTACGACAGCACTGACCATGCTGAACGGGCCAGGTTCGATATTGGCCATTCCCCGCCCAACCTGGGCGTTCTGGGCCACGGGCTCACAGGCCAATGCGTTGGAATACCGCTACGCAGGTAGCGATGGCTCGGCCGACTCCTACACGTTCAGCTTCGATGCCATAACTCTGCCGATCGGCGATCTTTACTCGAACACGAATACAACGATCTCGTTGCAACGATTCACCCTAGGCGCTAACGTCTATCGTCTTAATCGAACGACGCTGAACTACGAGGTCAACCCGGACCCAACGACAGGCGCTGGCACGGTCGTGGGATCGCAAGTGCTGGAAGAAGGTGTTCGCGCGGTCAGGCTGACCACCTGGGCCACTGGCGCAAGCCCGACGCCCGGATCTGTCAGCGGCTCTAGCGTGCCGTCGCTATCAGGGAGCGATACGCCACTACTGGTCGATTCGGCGCACTTCCGTACCGCCGTTTCGCCTTTGCTAAACGGCGGCTTCTCTGTCGCAGGGACGTTCTACGATGGAACCACGTTCACTGCAACAGCAGACATCAACGGGCTCATCTCCAGCGGCAGCGCGCCGGTCGGCTCGACTCCTGGCTCATACGGCGTGTTCGGTACGGTGGACTACGAGACGGGCGTTGTGGCTCTGCGATTCGGTCGTCGCATCCCGACCAGCATGAACACAGACGCCGACGCGGTGAATGTTGAATCGCTGGGGCTGTCTGGCATCACGCACCTCGGTGCGAAGGGTGTGCAGGCAGACACGCTGCGCTACAACGCGGTGGGATTCAGTTACCTGCCCCTGGACGCCGACATCCTGGGCCTGGATCCGGTGCGCCTGCCTGCAGATGGCCGCGTCCCCATTTTCCGGCCAGGCAGTTTCGCTGTGCTGGGTAACACGGCGACGGTCGCTCCGGCTACCGTCAGCAACAGCCAGGTGATCGACTGCGGTCGAGTGCGCCTCTCTCGCGTGCGGGTGATCGGCAACAACGGCGTAGTCATCAACACCGGCTATACAGCAGACCTGGAAGCGGGCACGGTGACCTTCACCAACGTCAGCGGTTATTCGCAGCCCGTTACGGTCGAGCATCGTATCGAGGACCTGATGCTGGTTTCCAATGCACAGATCAACGGGCAACTGACCTTCACGCGCCCGGTTACGCACGACTACCCGGCAGCCTCGTCCTATGTATCCAGCGCGCTGATTGCAGGCGATCTAAGTGCGCGCGTCTCGCTGATCTTCGATCAGGCAACTTGGTCGAACGTGTTTGCCGATTCTGTTAGCGGCTCTAATGCGACTGGCACGTTCAACGATATTGCTAATCCGATCCAGGTCACAAACATCGGGGCGTTGACCGAACGCTGGGCAGTGGTGTTCACGAATACAACTGCGTTTAATGTCATAGGAGAACACATTGGTGTGGTTGGTAGCGGTAATACGTCCACGAACTTCTCCATCAACAACCCTGCAACTGGTCAGCCGTACTTCACTATCCCTGCGCTCGGTTGGGGCACGGGTTGGGCAGCGGGCAATGCACTGCGTTTCAACACGGTAGGTGCGTTCTTCCCGGTTTGGGTGGCCCGTACAATCCTGCAAGGTCCCGCAACGGTGACCGAAGACGCCTTCACGTTGCTCATACGTGGAGATGTCGATAACCCTTAATTAACCAATAGGAGCGAGCATGAGTGCAGATATCAAGTTTCTTCATTCCGGCATGACGGGTGCGCCCACTTTGAGTGGAACTGCTGGCCACATGATTGCCGTGTTGGACGCATGCCTGGTCAACGGGTTTGGCTTGGCCACGGTAGATTCGGTCGTGGTCAGTAGCGGTGTGGCGACCGTAACGCGCGCAGCAGGGCACCCTTTCGAGGTTGATTCCGTCGCAGAGATCGCTGGAGCTACTCCCTCAGGTCTGAATGGCCAGAAGAAGGTGCTCAGCGTCACGTCAACCACATACACGTTCGATGCAACCGGGGTGTCAAACGGCACAGCTACTGGCACCATCACACACAAACTCGCGGCTCTTGGCTGGAGCAAGGAGTTCTCAGGTACCAACCTGGCAGCTTACAAGTCTGGCAACGTTGCTGCGACGGCGTGCCGGTTGCGCGTTGACGACACCGGCACGCAATCCTCCCGTGTTGTCGGCTACGAGAGCATGAGCGACGTGAACACCGGCACGGGTCCATTCCCTACTTCATCGCAGGTCAGCGGCGGCGCCTACTGGTGGAAGTCCGACGCAGCCAGTTCGGCCACGCGCTCTTGGGTCTTGATTGGAGACGATCGCGCATTCATTCTGTGGGTGGGCTGGAGCACCAACGCGGCCGGATACAGCCTGACCACGTTCTTCGGCGATTTCGTGTCCAAGAAATCGCCGGACGCTTTCGGCTGCATGCTGAGCGGTGCATCAACTACACCTACCGCGTCGCTGCAGACGGCAGATTTGCAGTATTCAAACAACAGCGCCGTAGGCGTGTGGATACCGAGGGCATACTTCGCCATCGGTAGTGCGGTGGCAGCCAGCAAGAGTGCCTATTTCAATCCCAGCCAGGGGCCGAACGGAACTTCCGGTGCAGTCAGCGGCATCAGTTTTCCCAACCCAACTGACAACGGCATTTATTTGGTGCCCATGTACGTCGTCGAGAGCAGTTCACTCAGAGGTGTCATCCCTGGTATCCACTACTGCCCAATGAACGGTGTAGCCGGCACGTTCAGCCAACGTGAACGCGTGACCGGCGTGACCGGACTCAGCGGAAGAGCATTGCGTGCCCTGAACAATTCCGGGGGGCCCGCTTTCGTGGACGTGACAGGTCCGTGGAGGTAAGACATGGCCAACGTTCTCGTTCAAGACGAATCTGTTGTTCGCGCACACCTGGCTCCTGTTGGGGATGCTTCTATTTCTACGATGCAGACGAAATTCGGAGCGAATTCGCTGGCAATGGACGGATCTGGCGGAGACCATTTCAAAGGTAGTCTGGATCTAGACATATACGACTTCGGATCGGAGAATTTCACCATCGAGGGCTGGGTCTACCCGACCGCTGCATCAAGCGGCAGCAACACTTTCGCCGGCATCATATCTAGGCGCAACTCCTCTAGTGACAATTTCAGTTGGGTTGTTTATCTCACAGGTGCCACGGGAGCAGGAGACGTTCGCTTTGAGTGGTCTACCACAGGCTCAGGCGCAGCAGGCGCCGCTGTCAGCGCATCGTCCGTTCCGCTCAATCAATGGTCGCATTTTGCAGCAGTCCGCAACGGCACATCGATGACGGTTTATCTAAATGGAGTAGGAGGAACGCCTGCGACTATTGCCACGGCGGTGTTGTTCAATGCTTCATTGCCCGTGGCGGTAGGACAACTAAGTCAAAGCATATCGGCCAACAACTTCACGGGCTTCGTTGACAGCATTCGCATCAGTCGCGGGGTTGCGCGATATACGGCAGACTTCACCCCGCCCACGGCAGAGTTCCCAAATAACTCGACGGATGATCCTAACTGGACCAGTGTTGTCCTGCTGATCAAGGGGGACCCTGTATCGGCCACTCCGATCGCACTTGACGATCTGCTCTCTAAATCAGACTACGTACTGTCGGCTGCGAGTTTCCAAGCGCTGGATGACGTTTCCAACTTGTTCGACATGCAGTACGGGGGCGCGGGACGGATCTTCGGTACGGTGAAAGTGGACAGTTCACCTGACGTTCCGGTCTACCGGCGCGTGTGGCTGATGAACCAGCGCGACGCAGTGATCATTCGAGAGACGTGGAGCGACGAGACCACGGGCGAATACGAGTTCACGAACATCGACGAGTCGCAGAAGTATTCCGTCATCTCGTTCGATCACACCAACAACTTCCGAGCCGTTATCGCTGACTCGGTAGTACCGGAGTTGATGCCATGATCGGCCAGACCAACAACTTCAAGAACGCTGCGCTGGAAGGTCGCAGGGACTACCTAGATCTCGGAGCAGGGGTCGCGCGCATCCTGATCTACGGGGATGATCAACCGCGCCCTGCAACCGGAGCGACCGCCAGCGGCACACTGCTGGTCACGATCGAACTGGAGAAGCCCAGCGGCACTATCTCAGGAGGCGAGTTCGCCCTGGCCGCTGGCGATGACGTGCTCGTTGTCGCCAGCGGCACTGCTCTATGGGCGCGAGTGATCAACGGCAACGGAGATATCGCCTTCGACTGCGATGTGAGCGACACGTCGGGGAGCGCAGAGTTGCAACTACCATCCACGACGCTGTTTGCCGGCGGCACGACGCGCCTGGTCTCAGGCGTCCTGCGCTGAAAGGAGCATCGTGACAATCGATCTTTTGTTCCGACTGGCCAGGCAGACGGTGTCGCCCATCCACCTGGTCTTCGGTGACGCCTCAGACGTACCCTTTGGGGACGTGTCGCTGGACGCCGATCTTGGGGACGTGTCGTTCGAGGCGCTGGTGTTGTCGATGCAGATAGCACTGATCACAGCCGACTTCGGCCAGTTGCAATTCATGGCCAGGGCATCTCGTGTCGTGCCGGCACTGAACGACTTGTTATTCCGGCAGTCCCTACTGGTCGAGTCACCGGTCGGTCTGCTGTTCGAAACGATGCACTGAAGGGAGATAGGTCTTGGCGACCGACTTGCTTTTCCAACAGGCGCCACTGACCGCGCCGCCCGTCGATCTCGTGTTTGGCGAGACGGGGGGCGGCATTCCAGATACCAATGTCACTCTGGAAGCAGACTTCGGCTCGCTGCAGTTCGAAGCCCTGGTCGTCCCGCTAGCTGAGGTCACGCTCGATGCCCAGTTCAGCGCACTGGAGTTCGTGGCAGAAGCCGAGTACATCTCGAACGCTTCGCGGCCGACAGTGGGTCGCACGCTCACTGCGTGGGAACTGGGCATCGAGACTGATACAAGTTCTGACGTGGTGTTCGCTGACTCGCAGCGCTTGCCCATCGGAGCGCAACCTTACTGGCAACTGGCCAGCAAACTTCAAGTTGATTTCCGCAACGTCCTACCCAACCGGCTTATTCGTACCAGAGCATCTGCTGACGGCGGATACCAGGATGCGCTGCATTTGCAACCAACCTCGATCGCGCAGACGTTCGCTGAGATGTTACGCGATCGGCGACCGCAGAGCCTGTCGGCTTTCCAAGACGCCGTGCGCGTTCGTAGCGGGGACCTGCGCACCGGGTATCAAGAGCGTCACCGTGACCGCAGACCCAGCGTATCGAACCGCTACGACGAGGCGCGCATATCCGGGAACCGCTACACGTTCAGACATCAGTTAGGTTCGTCGCGCAGCCTGAACAGGCGAGGGCCTTTCCAGGACGCGATCGTCCCGCCGGCCGGGACCAGCGTGATTCCTGGGCCAGTAGTTCCGCCGTTCGATCCCTGCTACATCCCGCCTGAAGGCGACGCAGTTCATCTGCTGTTCTCCGGTGCCTACATCCCGAACACCGCCCTGTTCTTCATCTGCGAACGCCACAGCGAGCCTCCACCGGGCGGCAATGTGGTCGTTCCTATTCGGAGCGTCTACGTGGTCTTGAACAACGTCACCTTGCGCCGGGTCGTCGGCGACATCCAATTGCCTGCGCTGTCCTTGTCCCTGTCGATCGACGTGGACTCATGGACCTGGGGCTTCAACGCCAGTTTGCCTGCGTCCTCCCTGGTCGATGTCATGCCGGAAGACGGGCCTGTCGAGTTGGAGGCCAGTATCAACGGCACGCTGTATCGGCTCCTGGCTGAGAAGCTGAGCCGCGAGCGCACATTCAACCAAGCCACCATCCGCGTCAGCGGGCGCGGCAAGTCGGCGTTGCTGGCCGGGCCGTACTCGCCCATCCTGACCTTCGCCAACGACGAGGCGCGCACCGCGCAGCAGTTGCTGGACGACGTGCTGACGTTCAACGGCGTGCCGATCGGCTGGGACATCGACTGGCAGATCGACAACTGGCTGGTCCCAAGCGGCGCGTTCAACGTGCGCGGCACCTACATCGACGGCCTGACGGCAGTGGTTGGGGCCGCTGGCGCCTACCTGCAGCCGCATCCGACAGCCCAAACGCTGCGCGTGCTACCGCGCTACCTCCTGGCGCCCTGGGACTGGGGTCTCATCACCCCGGACTTCGTGCTGCCGTCATCCCTGGCCACGCAGGAGGGCATCGAGTGGGTCGAGAAGCCTGAATACAACCGAGTGTTCGTGTCCGGCACCTCGCAGGGCGTACTGGGCCAGGTAACCCGCACCGGCACGGCTGGGGATCTGGTGGCACCCATGGTCACCGATGCGCTCATCACCCAGGCAGCAGCGGCCAGGCAGCGCGGCCTCTCGGTGTTGGCCGACACAGGTCAGCAGGCCCAGGTGCGGCTGCGTCTGCCGGTGCTACCTGAAACCGGCGTCATCGAGCCGGGCAAGTTCGTGCGCTACGAGGACGGTGGCGACACGTGGTTTGGCGTGGTGCGTTCCACATCTTTGGACGCTTCGCTACCTGAACTGTGGCAGACAATCCAGTTGGAGACGCATTTGTGAGCACCAACCCATTCAAACTGCTGAAGTCCATCCTGCCCGACCCACCGCTGGAGGTAGGGGACGTGATCGCGGTGAGTAGCGGCACGGCCACTGTGCAACTGCCGGGCGGCGGTCTACTGCATGCCAGGGGCAACACCACGGTAGGCGCGCGGGTGTTCGTGCGCAACAACGTGATCGAGGGGCCGGCTCCCTCGCTGACGGTCGAGATCATTGACGTGTGACTGGAGGAGAAACATGAGCTTTGATGCGTGCATCGACAAAGTGCTGGCCGTCGAAGGCGGCTACGTCAACGACCCTGCCGACAGCGGTGGCGAGACCAACTGGGGGATCACGATCGGTGTGGCCAGGGCGTTCGGTTACATGGGCGCGATGCAGATGATGACGCGCGACCAGGCCAAGGTGATCTACCGCAAGCGCTACTGGGACGCGCTGATGCTGGACGAGATCTGCTTCCCGCTTTCGCCCGCGATCGCGCACGAGTTGTTCGACACGGCGGTCAACCGCGGTCCAGACGCTGCCGGGCGCTACCTGCAGCGGGCACTGAACGTCCTGAACAAGAACGGGACGCTGTACAAGGATCTCGTGGTGGACGGGCGTGTCGGCCCCATTACCGTCGCAGCACTACGTGAGTTCCTGATGGCTCGCAACAAGCAGGGCGAGACCGTGATGCTGCGCGCGCTGAACTCGCTGCAGGGTGCTGACTACA